ATCCAGGCTAGGAAAAATCGCTGACCTTCTTGAACGGTCGGGGATAGAGCCCGAGGAAATAGGGACTGTTGAAAAGGTCCGTATTTCTGAGTGGCAGGGTCTGACGAAGAATGAGGAAGGTGAAGCAGAGATCCATGATTTGGGTGGCGTTTCTGTAGTAATTAATCCCGCTTGGGTGAATGGCCCTGAATGGCCTGTTGTTCAGCAAGCAGCACCGGTAACTATAAAGCACCTTCCTAAAAATCAGCAACCTGCAAAGGACACTAAATATAAAACTGCTGTGATTATGCCTGATCCCCAAATTGGCTATCGCATGTATGACGATGGGGAAATGGACGCTTTTCACGATGAAGAAGCCATATCTGTGGCTCTTAAAATTCTCAGAGATGTAGGGGCTGACACAATTGTCAACCTTGGAGACTTCTTAGACTTTGCCGAGTTTGGCAAGTTCGAGATGGAACCCGCTTTCGCTAAAACATCGCAAGCAGGTATTGACCGAGGTCACAAGTTCTTATGTGAGCAAAGAGCAAATGCACCCGACGCTCACATAGTTCTTTTGGAAGGCAACCATGATCGGCGGTTACAAAAATCTGTCACTGCGAACACGGCTGCTGCTCTTCACTTAAAACGAGCAGAAGAACCTGAAGACTGGCCAGTCATGTCAGTTCCGTTTTTATTACGCCTTAACGAAGACCATCTAAATGTTGAATATGTTGGAGGATACCCAGCAGGCATATATTGGGTTAATCAAAACCTCGCTTGTATCCATGGTCATATAACCCGAAGCCGAGGCTCAACTGTTAAAGCAGTTGTAGATGATGAAAGAACAAGTATTATCCACGGCCATATACACAGGATTGAACTGCAACACAAAACTCGACGGACTTTTGAAGGGGCCAAACGAAGCCTTGCTGCTTCACCTGGATGTCTATGCAGGATTGATGGAGCAGTGCCATCGACTAAAGGGTCCACTGACCCTCACGGCAGACCGGTCAACGCAGTGGAAGACTGGCAGCAGGGCATGGCCGTAGTCACATACGAGGAAGGTAACGGGAATTTTAATGTCGAACTCATCCCAATCTCCAGGGGAGAAGCCATCTTCCGAGGTAACTACTACTCCGCTTGATGATGAAGCAGTCCGCCCTACAGTTTCGTTTGACGATGACATTCCTCAAGCGACACAGTTTCCAATAATAACTATCGTTCTTGCTTTAGACGACCCTTCTGAACCTAACCATGTTGATTTAGGGTCTGTTCCGCCTCAAATAGCGGCGGCAGTGTTTAGAACTATGGCTACACAATTGGAAAAACTAAGTTGGCCTAGTCGTGTGACGTATGCTGGACAGACAGTGTTTGAACCAGCAGCGCTAATACCTCAGTTTGACGAGGACGATGAGGACGACGACTTTGATATATGTTAAGAATTGATGGGCTGACCTACGAAGAAATTCTAGAAGACTTCAAAACCCATAAAGACTATTTAACGCTTCTGTTAGAAGAAAAAGTTATTGGTTTCTCTGGGCTTTATTTGACGGAAGACGAAGCAGCCGCTCTTATGCGCCACTTGTATTCTGGGTATTCTGAATGTGGGGCTGATCGTGCTCCTTCTGTTGCTGTGTACAGAAACAAAAACGGTGATCAAGTTAGTGACGATTCTTTTAGGAGAGATTTATCTGTTTTTGATGTTGCCAATGCGAATTGGCACGCAGACAACTTAGGTTCAGATTTTTGTACAAGCCATATTGGTTTAAGCATGATTCATTACGATTGTCCAGACGCAGATTCTGGTCAGACTCTTTTTGTTGATCAGCAAAAACTTTTCGATAAGTGCCCTTACAAAACTTACGTTGAAAGTCTTTGGTGTAAGCATCAGGCTTATGGAGATAAAGAACATGGGATTCACCCGGTTTTAAGAACACATCCAATTACAGCACGAACAGGGTTACACATCAGTAGCCGTTTTATGGTGCCCGAAAAATGCAATATGTTTAATCCCGATCTACCTCAATCTGAGCAATATCTTGATACGCCTCCTCAATATCAAGAATTTATGGCTTGGCTATGGCAAGAAATAAAAAACCCTGAAAATTGGGAATGGTGGCGTTGGCAAGAAGGCGATTTTCTTCTCTGGGATAACAGATGTTTTGTTCACTCTTTCACAGGAGGCTGGTCTAGAGGAGATCGTGTTTTCCACAGAATAGTTATTGGGTATGAAAAACCTTATTACAAACCATCGATAACTCCTGGGCTGTTAGGGGACACATTTGATATTGGCCAAGTCTGGTACGCAGACTAAATCGTTTATGGGTTGACCCTTCACACTGTTACATACACATACGTGCAACAATAAGTACAGCGAGGTGCTTACCTCGTGTACATATATCCACTTAACAAACACGAGGTAGACCAACATGGCAGTACAAGATTCCCACCTACGGGAACTAAAGTCTGCTCTCCGCGATACTCTTGCTGAGAACGATGCAATCGTTAATCACGCAGAAGCAAATCGTGAAGAGGGCGGGCCTGACATTCAGGTCGAGGCAAAGCACATCGAAGGCTTTCGCACCAATCTCGCTAAAGCACGTGATTTGCGCGAGCAGATCGAGGCTTTTGAAGGCCAAAAGGAAATGCAGGACTGGGCTTCTGCTTCCGAAGGGCCAGAGGTTGTAGCCGAAGCAAAGGAAGGTAATGAAATTACTTCCGTCGGTCAGTCTTTCGTCGATTCTGATGAATTCAAATACCTTGCTGGTGGACAGAATGGCTACACCATGCACGTCCCATTCCAGGTCAAGGGCGACCTTGGCGGAATGTGGCAACGGAAAGACGTGTACACCACACTTCCTTCCGGCACTCCTTCACAATTCGGAACGCCACAGCGTGACGCAATTGTTGATAGAGCGCACCGTGCAATGCGTGTACGTGATCTGTTCAACGTACAGCAAACATCAACCAACTTGGTTGAATATTTCCGTGTGACAGGGTTCACGAACAACTCCGCTACAACAGCAGAGCGTTCAGGATCTCCTGAAACATTCACTTCATACCCACAGTCAACGCTAACCATCGCTGGAGCGCAGGCACCGGTTCGCAACATCGGTCACTACGAAGTTGCTCACCGTAACGTGCTTGCTGATGAGCCAGCAATGCGTGGCATCATTGACAACGAGTTGCTTTACGGCCTTCGTCTCACAGAGGATGATCAAATCCTTAATGGTGACGGAACTGGAACCAACCTCACGGGTATCACCCAGACATCGGGCATTAACACCCAAGCATTGGGCTCAGACACACGCATCGATGCGATGCGTAAAGCGATCACCAAGATTGCTCTCGCTTACTACGAGGCAACTGGCATCGTTGTTCACCCCAATGACCTTGAGGGTATCGAACTTGAGAAAGATGGAGACAACCGTCACATGATGGCTGCTTCTGTTGCTCTTGGTTCCGAATCTCGCCTCTGGCGTCTTCCGGTCGTTGAGACCGCAGCAATCACTGAAGGTACCGCTCTAATGGGTTCCTTCGGAATTGGTGCAACTCTCTATGATCGTATGGAGGGCAACATCCGGGTATCAGAAAACCACAGTGACTTCTTCGTAAGGAATGCAATTGCAATTCTTGCCGAAGAGCGCATCGCTCTTGCAGTGAAGCGCCCAGAGTCTTTCTGCACGGTGACAGGTATCTAAACCACCACCGCTCTCTAGCAGGGCAACTAAGAGGCCCCCTCTTCGGAGGGGGTCTTTTTAGTTTTTATGAGAATGTCTGATACGGTTAATGATTATGGAATTACAAGACATAGCACCAGAAACAAAACTAACTGTTGTCCTTGATCGTGATCTCTATGAAGAGAAAGACGGGGCTAGGACTCTGTTGGCACGTAAAGGTGAAAGAGTGACCCCTGAGGTCGCACGCAAGTACGGGGTTCTTCCGATTGAGTCTGCGGGTATGCCCGCTTTAGAGTCAAAGGTTGTTGGCCCTGACAGTAACCAACGTATAACGAGCACCTCTCACAAGGCTGTCGTTTGAAACGTGGCGGTCCTCTCCGCCGTAACACACCATTAAAACGCAACAAGCGTCTTAACTGGGCTAGCGAGAAGAGGAAAGCAGAATTACCCCTGCGTAAAGCCGTTCGAGAAGAAGTTCTTGAACGAGATATGTACAAATGTGTTGCAATTGACCTTGTTCCCCAGGTACAATGTTGGGGTCCCCTAGATGTGGATGAAATAAAGCCACGGGGACTCGGTGGTGATTGGCTAGACCCTGACAATTGTCAAGTGCTATGCCGTGCTCACCACGACTGGAAACACCTAAACCCACGTGAAGCCAAAGATTTAGGGCTTTACATAGGAAACAAGACATAAACATGGGGGGCAAAAATGCTTCATCAATTAAGCAACACAAAACTATTAGTACTTCTTTCAGGGACTCTGATCGGCGGAGCATTACTTTCTGATTCGATTAGGCAAAATTCACCCGAGGTAACTGCCTCGATCTCCACGACAACCACTCTCCTCAGCGACCAGATGGTGCTCGATACCCATACTACGCACGTCACTGAGGGGCCTTTTTTACTTGAAAGACTTCCAATCCTTGAAGACCCTTATCCCACTACATGGGAAGGGGTCCCATATTCTCACTCATCATCCGAACAATATACGGATATCCCCGTGGTACCCGATGATGAGGAAATTTCTATCAGCAGCCCATTGAAGCCCGATACCCACGAAGCGAGCGCTGTTGAAGATTCTCTCGGCCCCCTTACAAGCGACACTCAACACCCTCCCGCCGAGGGAGAAGACCCCTTGAATACCCACCCGACCTCCGTCAAACCAACGGACCAGCGCAACCAGGGGGAAACCGTGAGTGCCCCTCTCCAGATGAAGTATTATCAGATGGAGAGGGGTTCCCACATCATCGAATTACAGAGGGAATTAGGTATGGGCTTCGTTGATGGCATATATGGCCCCAAGACCCACCAGAGCCACGTACAGGCCCTTGGAGGGCCTTCTGAGGCTGTCAAGGTATGGATGAACCAAAGACAGTGGGAATGGGCCTTAGAGAACCCTGATATTGAAGAGAATTTGCAAAGAAACTGGGATTACGAAGAACCACCCACGCTTGAAGAGTTAATTCACGCATACTTTCTTGAAGAAGACTGGGAATGGGCTTTAGCGGTAACCGCATGTGAAAGCAGTGCCAAACCGACAGACACATACAATTATGCGGTTTCCAGCGCCCACGCCAAAGGCGCTTTCCAACACCTTCAACGCTATTGGAACATACGACGCCATCTCGCTGGAATGGACGGTTGGGACATCTTTGATTTAGAAGCAAACGTCGCCGTGGCCAGTTGGCTTTTTTACACATCCGGTCCACAACATTGGAATCCTTCTAAGCATTGTTGGGCACGTAAAGTGACTCTTTAATTATTTGAAATACACTGTTTACTAGGAACCTACATGACAAAATATATGTATGGTCTGGGGCTCAAATCTCTCGACGCCCCGTGTGGAGCGAAACGGCTGGGAAGAAACGGAAACCTTCTTTGGTGTTGAGCGACCCCAATATCAAGAAGATGCTAAATGTAAAGGAATTGACAATCCAGAAATATTTTTTCCGTCGCCTGGTGATACTGAAGCATTAAAAGCCGCTAAACAGTTATGTGGGGAATGCCCAGTTATACAAGAGTGTTTAGAGTATGCGCTTAACAATAATGAGCGTTATGGAATATGGGGTGGGAAAAGCACACGTGAGCGTTTGCTTATTCTTCGTGCAAAGAGGATGCTAGAAGCAGGGGAAGCCTAATCGTCTAGACCCCAAAGAAAGCGTAGGCTGTCCATATGGCTATCATCACTTATCAAGATCTTGCTACCTACATGAATAAAACATTCACAAGTGGTGAGCAATCAGCAGCCAACACAATGATTGGCGCATTAGAACGTGAACTATCTGGGATCTTAAACAGGTCTCTTACTGGAACTTCCATTACAGGTGAAGCGCACATCCTTCAACGCAACCAACATCAAATTTTCTTAAAAGAATACCCAGTCATTTCAGTGACTTCATTGAAGATAGGGGACCTTGGGTCTGAGGTAACTCAAACATTAAGCGATTTTGATATTTACAGTTGGGGTATTGATGGCATATTTGCTACAACCCAAGGCACTAGCGCTCTTGTTTCTTACACAGCAGGCATGAGCACAAAAGAACAGCAACAATTAGAAGCGTTAATGCTTCGGGTGACGGCCAGAGAGATGTCACAAATCTTGGCTGACGCTCAAGGATTGGAGCGTTTACGTGCTGAAGGTGTTGACATGACATTTGCCAATAGGGGCGCTTCGGGATTTTCAGATGACGACCTGCGTTGGGTACGACGATACAGACGCAGGGGCGTTTACTAATGAGAGGCGCTACGGATTCCTTAACGATAAGAAGCCGCACTTCATCAGTCGATGCTGAAGGCCAAGTCTCTTACTCAAACTCTGACACAACAGTGAGCGGTCGGATAATGATAAGAAATGCTGACGCTGTAGACATCGGTGGTATGCGTGCATCTCAACCAGAGGCAGTTGCTTGGGTTCCCACTGGGACTTCAGTAAGTGACGCTGATCAAATTGTTGTTTCTGGTATGGATTCTTTCCTTAACGGAACGTGGGAGATACAAGGCGTACAATATAACCGAGCCCACTATCGGTTGTTTCTATTGGGAGCGAGGACGTAATGCCTAAAGCACGTGCTTACATAGCCCCTCCTTTTGATAACCCAGTAGCCCTTCAAAAAGCAATCATTGGTAATGCGTTGCGGGTTTACAATGGCGGTTCACGTGGTTTAGGAGTAGCCGGTAAAAAGATTGGCACTCTTTATTCTCAAACAATTCAAGCGGGTTATAGCAACCCTGGAACAGTGGCTCGTCATCCTGGCGGCAAAAAATATTGGAACTCGGAATTGAAGCGCAACACAAAGGCTTCACGACCCGGTGATCCTCCAGCGTTACAAACTGGTGAGTTGATGGGCAGTGTTAGATGGTCTTCAAGCAGGGTTCCGATTAAAAGCCCTGGTGGAAAGATGATGAAAGGTTTTGGGAAAACAGTTATCCAAGTTTTTTCGACCATGGAATATTCTGCTCATCTTGAAAAAGGGACTTCAACAGTTGCGATGCGTCCTTTATGGATGCCAACTCGCAACAATCCGCAAGTTTGGAAAATGATCCAAACGTGGACAAAGCGGTGGTTTATCCAAGCGGAAAGAGCAGAGGCAGCCAAACTACGCTCAGGCGTGTATGGCTCTCAAATGGGTAAACAGGTTTTAAGAGGAGGGGGTTAAACGATGGCTAGTGTCGCTTCCGCAGTTAGAACAAAACTGACTACTGCATCCATAACAAATGTCGGGACAAAAGTTTACAGAGACTTTGCTCCTGATGAAATCACAATGCCTTTTGTGACTTTTGTCAGTGACATTTCACGAGTCTCAGTTTTAGAAGGAGGCGGGGTTGTCAGAGCACGTCAGCAAACAATGGCTGTTGATCTTTGGCAACAACTTTCTGGTGAAAGTGTCGGTCTAATAGAAGAAGTAATTGCTGCTATCGACGGTGCAGAGTTAACTGGCGTAGATAAGACTGTGTTTCAATGTAAGGTTACTGATGTGAACAGAATGGTGGAATTAGACACTGACGTGTGCCATCACTCTGTCACCCTAGACGTGGTGCATTCAAACTAATGGCTTTTACAACTATCACCGTAACAGGTACTTATTTACAGGCAGATAACTCAACTCCTGCTACTGGTAACGTCACGTTTATTGCTGCGACTACGATGACAGACTCATCTAATAATCAGATCGTTGCACCAACTCTAGTTACAGGAACTTTGAATGGTTCTGGAACTTTTAGTGTCTCACTTACTGCTACTGATGATTCAACGACACAACCAACTGGTGTTACTTATGAAGTAACTGAGAACATTGATGGCGCTGGACAGAATAAATACAACATTGCTGTACCACAAAACTCCCCATCAGCGACTCTTGATCTTGCAGACGTTACGCCTGCTGTTACTCCAATCACCGAACATAATTATGCGACGCAAGCATATGTGTCAACTTCAATAGCCAGTCAGACGGCCTATACGCACACCCAGGAATCACCCGCAACAACTTGGTCAGTTACGCACAATTTAGGGTTCCAACCTAGTGTTTTTGTGGTGGATACATCAGATAATGTGTGTTACGGAGATGTGACGTACAACAGTGTTAATGCACTAACGATCACCTTCGCACAATCGTTCGGCGGAAAGGCGTATCTTTCATAGTAGGAAGATCGTAAAAATTTAGACCCTTGGGGGCTGCCGAATGCCAAAATATTTGGTCAATCTTGACCTAAATCAGAACCAACTAATAAAGCCTCGTATAGAGAATCTGGCTAGTGCCCCTGCGAGCCCAGTCACTGGGCAGATGTACTACAACACATCTAACAACACTCTTAACTTTTATAACGGGACCTCATGGATAAACCTCGCTGAAGGCGACATCGAATCTGTCACGGCGGGCACGGGACTCTCGGGAGGTGGGGTCCAGGGAGACGTTACGATAAACATTGCAGATACTTCGGTTACTGCAAATGCTTATGGTAGTGCTACTGCGATTCCAACTTTCACTGTTGATGCCCAGGGTCGTTTAACCGCTGCCGCTGATGTCAATATAGCGATCCCCAATTCTCAAATAACAGACTTCCAAGAAGCCGTAGAAGATGTTGCTGGTGCCCTTATCTCGGGAACAGCAAACGAAGTATCGGTTACCTATACAGATGGGTCAGGCACTCTTGTTGTCGGTCTTCCTGATGATGTAACAATCGGACAACACCTAACTGTTACAGGTAACCTAACTGTCAACGGCACAACCACTGAAGTCAACTCAACGACACTGACTGTTGATGACAAAAACATTGAGTTGGGTTCAACTGCGTCCCCATCAAACACAACTGCTGATGGTGGCGGTATCACCCTTAAAGGCACAAGCGATAAAACAATCCTTTGGACTGACGCAAGCGACTCTTGGGACTTTAACCAGCATGTCAATGTTGCATCAGGTTATGACTTCAAAATTAATGGTGCCTCTGTTCTAAGCAACAGCACGCTTGGTTCTGGGGTTGTTAACTCTAGCCTTCAACAACTTGGCACTATCAGTTCCGGTGTTTGGCAAGGTACCGATGTTGGGGTAGCCCACGGTGGTACTGGTGCCTCCCTCCCAGCAGACGCTAGGGCAAACCTTGGCATCGTAGAAAAAGTCACCGCAACAATCGGTGATGGTTCTGCTACATCGTTCGCTATAACACATAACAGATCAACCACCGACGTAACAGTCGAGGTTTACGACGCATCATCAAATGACACAGTTTTCGCCAACGTGAATCGTAACTCCACCAGCCAGGTGACAGTTTCATTCGCTTCGGCACCGGCAACCAACGCTTACAAAGTAGTAGTTATCGGTTAGTAACCAGATCCCTTAACTGCCCTGCGGGGTGGAGCGGGGCCTATAAAAGAAGGAATAGTTGAGGCTATGCCCAAGTTTGTAGAGCGAATAACCGCTCAAACATTTGCATCCGCTGCATCGACAGCGTTAGATATCTTCGTTTCTGGCGATTCCAATGCCAGAGTCGCAGTTGATGCTGGTGGCAAATTAACTTGGGGCTCCGGCAGTGGTGCCGGTGATGTCACTTTGTATCGGTCAGCAGCAAATGCTTTGAAGACTGACGATACGTTTGAAGGTGCCGCTGGCCTTATCACCCTTACTACTTCAGGTAAACCCACTGGCGCTTTAGCCGATGGTGCTATCGCAGTAGACACAACGAACAAGGCTCTGTACTTCAGAGCGGACAGCGCCTGGAATGCAAGCAATGCTTTATCTCTCACTGATGCGGATGGTGGGGATTCAGCGGCTTGGATCAGGTATCAAATAGCAGCAGACGGCGGCGCTAACGGCGCATCGCTATAGGAGAATAAAATGCCAGCATTAATTCAGTTCAGAAGGGACACGGCATCCAACTGGACATCTAATAATCCGACATTGGCGAACGGTGAATTTGCTATAGAAACGGATACCACGAAGTATAAGATCGGGGACGGAAGCACTGCTTGGACGTCGCTTGCTTATGGTGGTCTAGGGTCAATTGACTCTGCCCTCATTGATGCTAAAGGTGACCTCATTGTAGGTTCCGCTGATAACACAACCGCCCGAGTTGCCGTTGGCTCGAATGGACAGGTTCTTGTTGCTGATAGTGCCCAAACCGCTGGCGTGAAATGGGTATCACAAGAGAGCATTGTTAACTGGCATGAAGCCGTCAAGTTGGGTACCGCTGCTGCACTTCCTAACTCGCCGACTTATGACAATGGGACATCTGGTGTCGGGGCGACACTCACCGCTGGTTCCAATATCCGCCTTGTCGTAGATGGTGCCAATGCTACGACTGGAGACCGTGTTCTTGTCCAAGACCAGTCCACTGCCGCTCACAACGGTATTTATGATGTAACCAATCAGGGTGCCGCTTCCGGCTCACCTGCCGCATGGGTGCTGACTCGTGCTATTGACTTTGATGGAAGCCCAACTGGGCAGATCAAATCAGGCGAATCAGTTTATGTGCTCTCTGGCTCTACTAATAGTGGCCAGGGGTTTGTGGTTACATCCACAAGTGACCCACACACTGTGGGTACCCACGACATAACCATGACCCAGTTCACTGGAACTCAAGCGTTTACCGCTGGCACGACTTTAACAATCACTGGTAACACTATCGACCACGATGCGTCTGGCGCATCGGCGGGATCGTATGGCAGTGCCACCGAAGTGCCTGGTTACACTGTCGATGCTCAAGGTCATTTAACTGCGGCATCCAACACAACAATCGCCATTCCTTCAACAGCGGTCACAGATTTCACTGAGGCTGTTCAAGATGTTTCTGGTGCACAACTAGGAACGAATGGTTCACACACCGGTATTTCTGCTACTTACGATGATGCAGGAGACGGAGCGGTTGATCTCTCTTTAACTTCTTCTGGGGTTACTGCTGCCTCTTATGGCAGTGTTACTGCGGTAGGCACTTTCACAGTTGATGCTTATGGCCGCTTAACTGCCGCCGCTGATGCAACAATTGCTATCCCTTCGACAGCAGTAACTGATTTCACTGAAGCAACACAAGATGTTTCAGGTGCACAGTTAGCAACAAACGGTAGCCACACGGGTATCACCGCTACATATGACGACGCCGGTGACGGAGCAATTGACTTGGCTTTGGTTACAGAGAATGTCCAAGACATCTCTGGCGCACAGTTAGCGACAAACGGTTCTCATAGCGGCATCACGGCCACATATGACGATGCAGGCGATGGGGCAATCGACTTAAAAGTCACCGAAGTTTACGACGGTGATGGGGATTCCAAAATTCACTGGGATACAGATGACGTTCTGTCATTCACTTTTGCTGGCAGTGAGAAAGGATCGTTTGGGGTTGATTCCGTTACCTTCACACAAGCAAATGCTGCTTTTGGGGAAACTCTTACTTTATGGGAAACGGGCGGCGGTGCTGGCCCTAGCCCCAAGATTGATCTGAAGAACGACAGCAACTCTGCTGCGAATGATGACCAACTAGGTCAAATAAACTTTTATGGTAACGATTCAGGCGGCTCTAGTGCAGGTAATGAAAATGTTTATGCCTCTATAACGGGCGTTATACAGGATGCAAGCGCTAGTGGAGAGGACGGAATAATCCGTTCTGCCGTTTCTATCGCTGGCACGATGACAACGATTGCTGATGTTATGGAATCGGGTGTGAACCTTGCCACTGGCAAAGGGATACTCGTCAATGGCACAAGCATCCTGACTTCAACTTCTCTTGCCGCAACTGTCGTCCTCGCTGACGGTGTAGCGGCTACCACTCAATCGGCCGATGATAACTCAACAAAGGTCGCTACTACCGCTTACGTGGATACTGGTCTAAATGCCCTCAGTAGCAATTCGATAACTGACGCTGATGGCGATACCAAGATCCAAGTTGAGGAATCTTCTGACGAAGACATTATCCGCTTTGACACCGCTGGCACTGAAAGAATGACAATCGGTGCTACTGGCACCGTAACCATTACTGGGGACCTTACAGTTAACGGAACGACGACTGAGATCAGTTCAACAACCATCACAGTTGATGATAAGAACATTGAACTCGGCGCTGTTGCTTCTCCAAGTGACACCACTGCTGACGGCGGTGGAATCACCCTGAAGGGCGCAACCGATAAAACCTTCAACTGGGTTGACTCGACTGACGCTTGGACATCTTCAGAACACATCGCTCTCGCCACTGGTAAGAGTGTTTACATTGATGGTGTCATCCAATTGTCGAAGAATTCACTCGCAGCGACTGTTGTTCTCGCTGATGGAGTTACAGCCACTACCCAAGCGGCGGATGACAACACAACCAAGGTTGCGACCACGGCTTATGTCCAAACAGAATTAGGCGCTCTTAGCAGTGACTCAATTAAAGATGCTGATAACGACACCAAGATTCAGGTTGAGGAATCCTCAGATGAGGACAAGATCCGATTTGATGTTGGCGGAACTGAAACAGCAGTGATTGATAGCGCTGGACTTGATGTCACAGGCAACGTGGTTTACAACACCGCTCTAAGCGCTCAAACGGCCGCTTATACTTTTGTTCTCGCCGATCGAGGCAAGATGGTAACCGTGAGCAACGGTTCAGCAGTTGACTGCACAATACCGCCTAACAGCAGTGTTGCTTTTGCTGTTGGAACTTCAATAATGGTTGCACAAACTGGTGCCGGTCAAGTAACTATGGTTGCTGGTAGTGGAGTTACGCTCCGCTATACACCAGGCTTAAAACTAAGAGCCCAATATTCATCAGTTACCTGCACTAAGATAGCAACAGATGAATGGTTGCTAACAGGCGACTTAGACGACTGATAAGGAGGAGGTGAGGTAGAGAGATGGCAGCAGAACCAAAGGATCAGGGGCCTAGGAAAGACGCCGTTCCTGATCTTGTTGCGCCCGGTGACGGGCAAAACCCTAAATCTACTGCTGAGTCTCAGATCACCTCCGCTGGTTTTGATGTAGGCACCGCTACCGCTACACCTGCGCCTTCTGGGCAGACAGGTTATGTAGACAAGGTAAAGAGTCAGGTTCAAGCGGCTGGTGAGATCATGCCGCTGTCAACAAATATTGATTACACCTATTACAGTCCGCATTTCCCGCCGTTTTTCCCACCTTTCTTCCCTCCATTCTTTCCACCATTTTTCCCTCCATTCTTTCCACCATTTTTCCCACCTCACTTCCCGCCACACTTCCCACCTCATTTCCCACCACATTTCCCACCTCACTTCCCTCCATTCTTTCCACCATTTTTCCCACCTCACTTCCCACCGTTCTTCCCTCCTGGGTTCCCTCATTACAATAAACCGCAAAACTAGGGCCTGAACGGGTGTACACTATGGGGGATGGAAGAGTCATTAATTAAGCCTGGGCATTTTGGAGATTCCGTAGACAACATAATGATCTTCAAAGATTTTGTGGAGCCTATAGATCTTGAACTAATGAATACCTTTTTGCCTAATCTTAAGCAATGGGACAATCCACGAGAGACTGAATACGACGAAAACGGCGTCTGTATTTATGATGCTTCCTATTGGTGGGATCGTGTATGTGAGGGGCAAACGATTAGACGAGTCAACCCTTTCATATACGAAATGATTGAAAAATACGTCGAGAAAATGAGAGTGGCGATAGAAGATCACCACAAAGGCATTCGTGTCGGCGGAAGAGACCCAGTTCTTGTTAGATGGCTCCCAGGGTTAGAGCAGCGACCTCATGCAGATAAACAATTAAACGACGGTTCTCCTAATGCTTTCCCTACTTATGATTTGAATTCGGTCATTTATTGGAACGATGCTTTTGAAGGCGGCCAGTTTTATTATCCCCAGCATGAGATTGAATTAGAGATAGAACCTGGTATGGCCGTATGCCATCCGGGCGACATCAATTATTTACACGGGGTAAAACCAATTGAATCTGGGGTTAGATGGACAACCCCTTCGTTCTATACAATTTTGAACTTAGAGGAGGAACAATAGTGGACATAGATTTTGATATAGCAGGGTATGTAGGCCATCCTGGCGCTTGCATTCTTTTATATAAGAACGTATGGGATAAAGACCAACAGTTCCCTCAACGCTTAGAGGCATGTTTGGAAAACAGTGATCACGACTATTACAAATGGAGCACTGCGACTGTAGGCGACATTGAAGAGATGAAGGATTACAGGGATTGCAAAGACTTTAAGATTGGTGGAACTTTCGGGGAGAAGTTGCCGTACTTCAACAACCTTGACGAAGGCCCCTTTGCTGACTTGAAAGAAGTCTATTTAGAAGTAATGGGAGGCATCCATAAATGTGTCGAGCATTACAGTAAGACATTCAATATCGGAGAGTTGGAATATTTTGAAGCCCCCAATTTTGTCAGGTATGAAGAAGGTCAATACTTTATGCCTCACCCTGACCATGGGTTCTCCTACACGTGCACTACTTCTGTTGTCGCTTTTCTCAACACTTGTGGGGAAGATTATGAAGGTGGGGAATTAGTTTGGAATTACCAAGACATCAAATTCACGCCCGAAAAAAATGACGTTGTTGTCTTCCCTTCAAATTACCCATACGTCCATGAATCTAAACCCATTGAGAGTGGGCTGAAGTACTCATGCGTTGTCATGTATGACTACAACGACCGAAACCACAAGACAGATCCTGGCGCTCCACCTTCTCCCTCGAACGACGGGCAGATTGAACAAGGCAGTGGAGAAAGCCAATTACCTAAACTCTGATGGAAGTTCGGCTAACACGAGCGCATGGGAACCCTCCGGTTCTTCAACAGTGCCGTCCACGACGAGAATGGATGGACGACACCACAAACAAACATGCTTATAAGTGCCTGCCTTTAACCGCTGCCAATGTTCACGGGTGGGAGTTACAACTCCAGCAAGATGTAGTTGTCCAACTAGACGAAGGCAATGGGCAAATACCACGAGTGCTGCGAGGGGCAACGTGTCTTTTCGAAGGAGAAGCCCATTCCTATGAGCGGTTTATCGTGCAACAAAGCATTATCAATACTGTTTCCTTCACAACAGGATGGTCAATAAATCCACCCGATGGGCACAGCGTTCTGTTCACCGGTGCTCCCAATTATTTCATTGAAGGGGCAGCGCCCATGACAGCCCTTGTCCCTGGGTGGTGGCCCGATGAAGTAAACATGAATTGGGTTATTACCAAGAAAAACACTCCTATAACTTTCCCTAAAGGTATGCCTTTCGCTTTTTTCCAAATCGTTGAAGACAGCCTTCTAAGCCAAGTCAAGTTCAACGTCTCTAATTCCTGGGATGACCTGGACCATGTGGAAACACGAATCAGTTACAACAATGCTAAATCTGAAAAGAAGTTGAAAGACCAGTGGAGTTGGATGAACGGTATCCGCACTGGGTTAAACGAAAAAGATGAACCTATCGGGCCAAGGTTCGAGGGGCACCCAAGTTTGGATGAGCCATGAAAGTCAAAGAGTTCCACGTCTTAAAAGATGTTAACGATCTGCTTTTGTTTGCCACTAAGCAAAGGAAACTTTTTTATGAAGCAAAAGTTGTGGTTTACAGAAACAGCGGTTACAACCAAGACGAGTTGATGGTTCTTAGGGACGCTTATGGGTTTGGGACAGACAAAGATCTGTCAATTAATTATGAGGTCCATTACTGGGACATTTACAACGGGATAGAGGATGGTCCACACGAATTTATAAACCCGTGGCACTTGGAATCCAACTACCTAGAACACCCACCCGTTTCAGGGATATGGGAAATGACCTCTTACGGTTCAGGAGGAGGTGAAGGGGGTTTTATCGATATGGATAAATTGTATGAAAAATTACCCGATGATCTTAAAGACTATGCAGAAAACACGTACACGGTTTCTTTGCCTAACTGGTTCCCCATCGATAGAGAACATTTTAGAGAAGTGGTTGGGACATCCAACCGTCCATTTCTTTACCCAGTGAACGACCCTGCCCCTGGCGGATTCCCAGGGCAACAATATGTCAATGTTTCCCCCCATCCCTTAGTGCAAGAACACCCTATTACAGGACAGAAGGTGATTAGAACAATCACCGAATTGCCTATTGGCGACTTCGGGCAACAGCGTGAAATCTATTTAGATGACTCGGACATGAAGGGCGAATTCACTGGTTGGCTTAATCAGGAACTATCAAACCCCGAGAATCACATGTGGCATGAATGGGGACATGGGGATGTGGTGCTAATTGATCTTTTCTCCGTCTGTCATTCTGTTAAATGGCTCGAAGAAAAAGAAGATAAACCAGAACGAGTCCTCCAAAACCATCTCTGGTTCAAACCTGGAGCCAAAACTTTTGACGATGACCCTCTAGGTTTAGAATGGGTGTGGGAGATCGACTATTCAGATAAGAACTATATGGGATGAGTGCTTTTATCGCTGAGGAAACTTCCTCATTAGAGGAAATCTATGAAGACTCTGTACGCTATGCCGATCTTTTAGTTAAGCATAAAGGGATTGTTTTTAAGGGTTTGTCGCCGCATTTCATGGAGCAAATCCGCATTATGGAACTTCTTTACCAAGGTGATGACACTAACCCTAGAGAAGGAACAATCTTCGATGAAGACCACAGAATCCTTTATAAGGGCAATGAACTAAACGGGATACCGTTTGTTGATGGGATGACCCCTGAAGGGTCTAAGCATATGTGGCATAGCGATTTCCCTTTTTCACCTGAACCCCCGTCTTTGACAAGTATGCACATGAAAAAATTTGATGTTCCGAAAGGCGCTGGGCGGACTTGGCTTTTAGATCTTGAAATGTTTTACCACTTGCTTCCTGATGACCTAAAAGAATGGTTGGAAGGCGATATTTATTTTGACCACAGAACAGGGAATTACTCTGATCCAGCGGGAAGAGATAACACTGGGAAACACGACGTCAACAGCCCAACAGATAATCATTTTGGCGAAGAAGCAGGGTCTTACCATCGGGCGCTAAGAACACACCCTATTAGCAAAAGAACAAGCGTCTTTTTTTCAGGCCCTTCTACGACTTTAGCAAATTTCAAAAATCCCAATATCCCTTATACCCCGCAAGGTACGCCCGACGATTCTCAGTTTAAGAAGTTGTGGGAGTTCATGGTCTATGACGTAATGAAAGCCTTTGACCCTGATCACCCTTGCTTATATGCCAGAGAATGGGAAGAAGGCGACCTTTTTATTTGGGACAACAGGAACCTTATGCACACATTCGAAGGTGGATGGGCCTTAGGGAGTCGTATTTTCGATAAAGTTGAGTATGGACATGAAAAGCCCTACTACGGCTCACCCGATTAGGTGGCTGTTGACGCAGGAGTTTGTGGATGGGATCGAGATGGGGCTTATGACTGTGCCTGCATGGGACCGGTCCATGCCTAGAACTTTGGAGTATTGGAGGATGCGTGGCCACCATTGTTGAATTAAAAAATGTAAAAAAAGAAGACATCCTTAGAGACCCTGCACAGTTCAGTGAACAATTTTTCTCTAACGGTATTCTTGGGTTCCGAGGTTTGAATCTTGGGCGGTGGGATTTCGTGGAAGTCATTTGGGCTTTAGGGTTTAATGACGCACCCCCACATTTCTATGACAACCCTGGTGAAGCGACCCCAGAAGAACCTTACGATCATTCAATCCAACCAAACTGCTTAAGGATGGATGAAGACTTCAAGCCACGGTTTGAAAGCATGTGGAACGGAGTTGGCACTGGGGGCGAAGTTCCCGAAGCAGGTGATTTTTATTATCCAGGCATCGACGAACCCACCAGACAAACATTCATGTTCTGGTATATGGATGACCTTCAGAAAGAACATTTATTGCGTGTTAAGTCGATCAATATGCACACCTACACCGCTCCGCCCACTACAGGGGGACTTGGTTTCGTGGATATGGCTCAGGCATACCTAGATTTACCCGATAAATGGAAAGAAGGATTGCAAGAGGCACGCAAACTTGAAAAGCAAGTTGTGTGGTTACCAGAAGGGCAACTTCAACACCCTCATCTTGTTTTTCAAGATCATTGGTTTCTTGGCCACAAAATTCTTATGACGCAAGGTTTTAATAGTGACTGCGAACCTCCTTTTCATTGGGACATGGAAACAGTCGGGTCTTTCACAGAAGAAGAAATTCAGGAAGTAAACGTCTGGACATTCAATTATCAATGCGACCCACGCAATCAACAATGGTGGGATTGGGAGCAAGGAGACTTGCTTGTTTACGATGCCCAACAACTAGCAGTTGCGTGGTCTGCGGGGTTTGGTTTGGGGGAACTGATGTTCGATTCGCTGCACTATAACGGCGGCTACGAAGAAGACTTACGGGGGCACGCACCCTCAACAGGGCACGACCCTCGTGAAGATTTTGCTCTTGATCCACCTTACGAAGTGAAACCCTATGTCGTCCCAGAGGGCCATGAATACCACGGGTAAACACCTAGGTGGAGGGGTTGTTTTATATGAAGATGCCTTTGATGTTGATTGGGGAACCCTTTGCGAGTTTGCTAAAGAACAAGCGCAAGCCGAGTGGGAGTCAATGTACACCCCTGGCAAAGACCCATTAACTGGAGAAGAAGGGTACATAAATAGGAATGGTTACTTCTTCCACGAAAAAGGCATTACTGAAATGCCTCGTCACTGTGCTTATCTGCATAGTGACCCTGGCCCTGACATAGTTCCTTTACTCCACGAACTGGAACATAAACGGGATCTATGTGCGGCCGAGTACATGGACAGGTTCCCGATCTCCGCTGCTTCTGTGTGGTGGAAAATAAAAGGCCACTTCTTGGTTTACCCGACAGGTTCTTTCCTTGGGGCTCACGCAGATACAAGCACAGATTACAAATATGGGGCACCCCACCCAACACACCAAATCGCCACTCGAACTGTGATAAGCACACTCACTTTCT